TTGTCCGGTCGGACGGAGTCGGACAACTACCGGCCGGCTTTTAATCAATCCCAAGTCCCCGGTATCACCCGTCGGGGGCTTTTTCTTTTCAAGAACTATTCTTTGTCCCGCACACAACGCACGCTGAAGCCGAAGGCGCTATCGTGGGTGCCCGGCGAGTAGACGCAGCCCGAGTAAAAGCTGAAGTATCCCGCGTAACTGCTGTCTACGTAGTCCAAAAACGAGGACCAATAGAGGCCGTCTATGTTCGTGTTGGCTAACTTGTCGCTATTATAGAAGCTGCGCCAGCCCGCAGCAGGCAGGAATAACGAGCCCTTGTGGTCCGAGTCGTGGTTGCCCCCAAACCAACGGCCCTTGCGCTCGTCGTCCCAAGTCGAACCGAGATCGCATAATGCTTCCCATTCCTCCCGGGTCGGCAGGCGCTTCCCAACGGACCTCGCGGCCTCCATCGCTTCATGCCATGTGTAGTAATGATGGCCGTCCTTCTCATAACCGCCGATTGTCAGGTTCTCTGTGTCCCACAGCAGGCCGCAAAGCTCGATTTCGTTTTTTATCATTTTCATTCAGAATTAGTCAGTCACAAATCCAGCTTATTAAATCGGCTTCCGCAAGTCTCGCCGGACCGAACCGACGAATGGCGGATAGCTTTTGCGATATTGAGATTTGCCCAACGATGTTTCGACCGTGACTATCTCTGCCGACAGGTAATACAATCGACCAAATCTCAGATAGCGACGAATCTGATTGTTACTGGCCTTACGCATCTCAACGTATTTCCGGTAAGGCATGCCTTTAGGGCGCTTAGTGATTATTTCCATAATTCATATTTTGAGTTACAAATCCAGTTTCGGATGATCGAAAGTCCCCATTCTCGACCCTTTGGCGGGCAGGGGCGATCCGTAATAGTATGTCTTGTATTTCGCCACCGTCCGGCCGCTGTCGTCCTTGCGGATATTCCAGTAGCTACAAATGGGCATACCCTGTTTCCTGAGTCTCGAAATGATCTTGCGAGAGTCTACGGTTTGGCCGATTCTGTTACCCTGCGCCGTCGTCATCCGAATCCCCGACAGAAGGGCCGCTTTGATTCGTCTTTGGGTTCCGCTAAGTAGTCCATAATAATGTTATTTTAGCCCGAACTTGATCTTGATCACTTCGGCAATAGCCATGTACTGCCTTTCGAATTTATTTCCCTGATGTGTCTTTTTGACTTGTCTATCGAACTCTTCAATAGAACCCCGAAAGCATCCGCAGGTGATTTCAACTTTTCCTGATTGAGTTTTATAGGCATGGGTGTGACGATTAACAGACCCGAAACAATCAAATCCACAATGTTCATTATTATTTGACACCCGAGCATCGCCGTACACCTGAGCATTGCCGTACACCCGAGCATTGCCGTACACCCGAGCATCGCCGGACACCTGAGCATCGCCGGACACCTGAGCATTGCCGTACACCTGAGCATTGCCGTACACCCGAGCATCGCCGTACACCTGAGCATTGCCGTACACCCGAGCATCGCCGTACACCTGAGCATTGCCGTACACCTGAGCATTGCCGTACACCTGAGCATTGCCGTACACCTGAGCATCGCCGGACACCCAAGCATCGCCGTACACCTGAGCATTGCCGTACACCTGAGCATCGCCGGACACCCAAGCATCGCCGGACACCTGAGCATCGCCGGACACCCAAGCATCGCCGGACACCCAAGCATCGCCGGACAAGTTATCTTCTTTCTCGATATACCCTCCAAGATCACCTACCTCGGCATACTTGATTCTACGCGTGCATTTGATTTGGAACAACTTAACACCAAATGCGTTGATTATAAATTTGTTTGTCAACTCGAAATGCTTGTCCATAATATTTGAGAGTTTTAATTTGTCCTTAAAAACCCTCCGGGGCCGTCGCGGATGCGGAGGGGGTGAGAGCTTTAGGGCTCTCTACTAACTAATCAAACCCAAACTTTTGGCTGTCCCTTTTCGGTCGGGCAGCGGACCGTCAGTCTATTTGCAGGTTCTTTCTCAGGTACTCGTTCACTACCCGCTTAAGTTGCGCATCGGAGCAGTCGTTGGTGATCCGCTCGCCCCCGCCGACATAGGTGACGAGCCGGGCGAAGCTCACCCCGTAGCCCCATACGTTCTCCTCGTCGCCCTCGTCGGAGCGGTTCCAACTCGTGGCGTAGAACTCGACGCTCGCGTCCATCCCGTGGCCGATCACCTCGATGCCGCCTCGGCGTTCGTCTATGTCTTCGGGGCATTCGCCCTTTGCTCGGGGCTGCTTAGAGACGGTATCGTCGATATGCTCTCGGATTCGTTCGGCCACGAATCGCATTTGGGCCGGGGTGATGTGCAGAATCTGCTGCATTCGGTTCTCAGCCTCGCTTAGCATGTAACACGTATTCTTGTCGGGCATCTCCGTGCCTATACGGCTCGGGTATTCGGTATATGTATTTACTGCCTGCATTATTTCAGATTTAAAGGTTGGCAAACGATGTCCTCGGCCAAGATGAAATACTTCGGCCAGCGCTCTTTGATACGTGCGCAAGCCATGCCGATAGCTTCCTCGCGGGAAGTTGCGAGGAACGGATGAGGGCAATGAAGGTTCGCTACGCAAATGTCTATTCGCTTCGCGTAGATCGATACCTGATAGTAACGTTTGGTAGAATGTGCCTGAACAAGCTTAGAGAAAGCGCTATTACGGGCGCTAACCGTAGCGATGGATGCACCTTGTGCACCTGCGCTAACTTTTTCGCTGTTTGCCATTTTCGGAAAAAAGTTAGTTGCGTATGTAACAAAAGAGGCGAGGCCCCTCGGTTGTTTTGGCAAACAGCGCGAACTTGTAGGTACAAGATCGTCCGAAAGAGACCCCGCTTTATTATGCGGTTTGTATGTAATGCGTGAACCTACGTTCTCGCTGTTTGCCATTACAAATATGGGCAAAGTTTCTGACTTCACCAAATTTGCACGCACATATTTTTCACAAACCGCTGTCATTTTTCTTAATCTTTGAAATCGAGGGCCGAGTAGGAGTCGAACCTACCTTCTCGGGCCGGCCCTTTGGAGCTTTCACTCCTATTTGCTTGCTTGGTCAATCAACGTTTGCTCGCTGGCGGAGCCTTTCGGATACTGTTCTGCCAGCTTGAGCAGGGCTATACGCTCTTTGTTTTTCTGGGCCTCGCTTTGCGGACCGTCGTGTAATTGAATCTCGTCGTTCATGGCTTTTTTGTCTTTATATTCTCGAATCGCGCTGTAGCCGAACACGGCCAGAAAAAGCGCGGGAAACGTCATCATTATCATGCCTCGTCGTTTTGCAGGCTCTGCCGAACCATTATTTTGGCTCGCCTTTCGGCCTCGATCAGCGATAGAATTTCGTGACGGCTGTACATGATTGGTGAGTTCTTGCACTTCCCCTTTCGCCGTCGGCTTAACAGCCCCTTGCTTTCGCGCTCTTTCAGCCATGAAAGGGTAACTCCAAATTCATCCATAGCCTGCCGTTGCGATATTTCATCCTTCGTCGGATTGACATTCTTGATGGCGGCTTGCGCGATCAGATCGGTAAGGGACATTATTTCGCTTTTCATGTCCATCAGCTCGACCAGAGAGCCTTTGTACAAACTCTTCATTCTCGTCGATACTGGTTCTGTCGGTTGGTTTTTCATGGCTTGAACTGGGCTAAGGCTACAAAAAGGACACGGAGCAGCGGGGCGAGCTTTTCAAGATCGTCCAAAGAGAGTGATTGTAAGCGGATTGCGATCTCTCGGTCTGAGAGATTAAGGATAGATTCAGTCTGTTGTGCAGACTGTGCAGCAGTATCAACGCCTTGCGCTGAAATACCACTTTTGTCCACGTTTGCCATTGTGAGAAACAAAAGTTAGTTAATGTATGTACACAAAAGAAGCGAGGCTCCTTGTGTTTTGGCAAACGTGCAATATCGCAACAAGTACGATAATGTCTCAGGAACCCCGCTGTAATGCGGTTCAGTATGTATCGAATTTTGTTGCTTATTGCAACGTTTGCCGATACAAATGTACACAAAGTTTTGAACTTTGCAAAAAGATTTTGCAATCTCTCGATCTGAGAGATTAAGGATAGATTCAGCCTGTTTCGTAGACTGTACGTCTGCACACGACGCACTTTGCGTCGGCTGCAAATTTTTGACACCGTTTGCCATTTGTAGGTCAAAAATTTGGTTAATGTATAGGTATAAAAAGAGGGCGCAGCCTCTTTGTTTTGGCAAACGGTCACGACTACACGAGGTAGAAGTGCTACGAGACTACGCCCAAATTGCTTTGAGCTACTTACTAATATGTCTTGTGTAGTCGTGTAGTTACGACCGTTTGCCACTACAACATTAGTAATTTCTGCTGAAATAACCAAGCACTTTTTGATATTTATTATTTCGACTACCATTTCTATCGAGATTTTGCCTGATTATCTTATTGCTTCTCAACCATCAACGAGGCATACACATTGATTCCGCCATCGATAGTCGGCTCGATGTCGAATTTTATCAGTTCATCGGCATTCTCCTTAATGCCAAGCATGATAGACCGGACACACCATTCTTTTTCCTCATCAATTTTTGCATCCAGAACTCCTGCGTGCTTAAAAACCTGAACCTGCGAAGCGTCAATGTGCTTCCCAATCGCAACTTTTCTTCTATTATCGATCTTTTCCATAATGATGATGATCTTTAGGAGTGTGGGCCGGAATCGAACCGGCAACCGTAGCTATCGGCTTTACTTTTTGACTTCGGTTACATCCTGCGAGGGGCTTTAACGAAGGCTGACCCCTCCCGTGCTTCGTATTGCGTATTTGTCCATCAAAAAGTAGTGTCTTCCTATTTCACCACCACACTCACCTTTTACTACTCTTTTTTGATCCGCAACTTCTCGACTGGAACGCCCAACTTCTCTGCAACCTCCGCCATCGATACCTCTACAGAGTCATCGGATTCCGGGGTAGGTTCGGCGACGAGACGGCCGCCATCGTTATATATCTCATCGCAGGTGAACGGTCCTTCAGCGAGTCCGTCATTGTTTTTGAGGATAACAACCTCTCCGCTGCGGAAGATGACTTCGAAGACATCACGACCTTTCGTAATTTTATCCCCCACCTGCCAGTCTTTGTATTCCTCGATTTCCTCTGCAGTCATGAGCAAAGCGAAATCGGAAACATTGTAAATCTTGAGGTCTTCGTCAGAACCGGAGTCAACAGAATAGCTGTATTTATAGCCAAGTTTATTTCTCGCTCTACATCCGTCTATTTCATTCTGGCACAAAAACACATACCCGTGCTCCACTTGGATTTTACCTTCAACAGGTTTCCCATGGAATTTACAGCGAAACCGTCTCCCGCTATAATTCAGTAAATTTTTCATCATAGTCTTTTTTATTGGTTCAATACTTTCAATCAGACGCAGAAAACCCTCCGACATTTGGTCTATGATACTTCTAATATCTTCCGACTCGAGCGCCGAGTGTTTGCATGTTTTCTTGGTCGCTTGGCGTTCCTGCCGCCATTGCCACAGAGTTTTCATAGCTTATCCCGATATTGAATTGTAAACTCTGCCAGCGAGTGTACCCCTGCTTTACGAAAAGCGTCGCGTTTGGTTGTGCGTACCGTCTCTGGCGATATGTAAAGTGCGTCCGCGATCTCCTCGTCTCTCATCCCTTCCATGTAGAGTTTCATCACCTCTTTCTGTCGCTCGCTCAAATGAGTATCGAACTCCGGATTGCATACGACTTCCACATATTTGCATTCCCCTTTGATCGGGCAGCTAACCTCTTCGAAAGTGAATCGCCCCACCCCGTCAATATCCTGCTTATTATCTAACCGCCCGAAATTGCATCGAATGAACCTATGGCATATCAAGAACCGATAGTAGTTAACGTTCGGCTGACTCTTGCGATAAATTTCGGACAGCGCCTTGAACGCCTTCGGGTACTCTGTCTCGATCCGGGCAAACAGTGCTCCGGTCATGGCTTTGTCCTCCAGCCTATAGGAGTGGACTCCTTCGGCATCTCGCACCATTACCCCGCCCTCAGGATCGTTGAAAAACTCTATATTGCGAAGCGTTTGCATTTAGGTATCAATATCGATTCAACCATTCGAATTCTGTTCCCACCCAATATTTACCGTTCGCACACTTGTATGCTCGATAAAACCGGGCATCAGTACCGAGCGTTGCGATATATTGCTCTGCTGCGCAACGTGTTTTAAAAAATCTTTGAATGCGTTTCATATCTAATCAACTACTCGTAAAATTCCACAGGAAAAAGGTTGTCGGCGGTATAGCTACTATTGCCCGAGTGACGACGGATGATATTCGCCAGTTGACGTCGCTGGAGAATGTTCGGGCGAATGCTGCCACTTCTATACCGCCACAATGTCGCATCGCTCAGAATGCCGATAGACGATTTCAGTTTATCGAATAACAGCCTACGTTCCGTCGAGTCGGTAATGCTTTGGATATACTCCTCAAAGGGTAAAACCCGCACCACAGCTATGTTTTGACTTGGCTTTTCGGTGCTTAATCGTATATTTGTCATTGCAACATTTGTTTTACAATGCAAATATAGAAAATATATTTTCGTAAACCAAAATAAATCGAAAATTAAATGTCGGAAATCAAGAGGCGAATAATTGAATTCATTGAAAAAGAAGGGATTGCAAAGGAGTCTTTTTATAAAAAAATTGGAATGACTTCAGCAAGCTTCAGGGGGACTGCAAAAAATACGCCTTTAAATTCCGACGCAGTCGAAAATATATTATCAGAATTACCGCAAATAAATATACATTGGCTCCTCACCGGCGAGGGTCCCATGCTAACAGAAAACACAAATTCACCCAATACCCCGCAAGAACCTATTAACCAAAACCAAAATGATATGAATATCGAACTTGTGAAGATGATCGATCGGAAAGATCGTGAGATCGGTGAATTGCAGGCAACCATCGCTAACCTAAGAGAAGAAATCGGCGCACTTCGGACCAAACTGGAGTCAATGACCTTCGTGGAATCACAATCGCAAAAAAAGGGGGCCGTATAATGTCGAATTTGGACGCATCGTTAAGCTAAAAAGAGATCGATCAATACAAAATTTCGCCCTCGGCGGCAAACCCAAGAAGTTATTATAACGCCATAAAACATCGCAGGCCCTATAATGAATAGGGCTTGCGATATACCAAACATAATATGTCCGGGATAATCAAATTCAGCGACGTCCGCGACAAGGTCGTGCAACTTCGCAATCAAGATGTACTACTGGATTTTTCTGTGGCATAGTTGTACGGAGTGGAGACAAAGGAGATCAACAAGGCAGTCAGGAATAATCCTGATAAATTTCCTGAAGGGTATATTTTTGAATTACAACAGGCTGAAAAACAGTATGTGGTGGAAAATTTTCACCACCTCGAAAATGTCAAATATTCCCCGGTTGTTCCTAAAGCCTTTACAGAAAAGGGTCTCTACATGCTGGCGACCATTCTGAAAAGCCCGCAGGCGACACAGACGACTATCGCAATCATTGAGGCATTTGCCAAACTCCGTGAGCTATCCCGCACCATCGGGGAGATGTCCGCTAACCCGGATCGGTTCAAACAAAAAACGTTGATGCAGAAAAGCGGAGAAATCATGGCCGACCTGTTTGGAGAGGATATGCAAACGACCGATACGGAGACCGAGATAGAGTTGAATTTCGCCGTTTTGAAGTTGAAACATACTGTCAAACGCAAAAAATAGGATTGCAATATGTAGCTATCAATATGACAGGAAAGGACCGAAGACTACTCCTCGGTCCTTTTCATAATTGACAACGCTTGTTCGAGAAACACTCGTATAGGTATCTTGTGCTTATTGGTATACTCTCTCAGTTCTTCCCGCAATCGCAAAGGCACACGCAAGGTTATCGTAGTTGACGGTTGCTTGGTGTCTATGGGTTTGCGCCCGGCCCCTCGACGCGCTCCTCCGTGTCCATTCTTTTTCTCGCCCGATACTAACATGATTACTGTCTGGTTATTCGCTGCAACAACACGACAGACTCGCGTGCCGAACGAAGTGCCTCGATAAACTTATCTGCGACGCTCTCGCCATTCATATCGACAAGTCGCGGATGCTGCGCCTGTGCCATACGCAGCACTTCGTCGAGTGCGGCAATTTGATTATCATATGGCAGACCATCGCGCCGAACGGTTTCAGCCTCTCCGTGCATATATGCCTTCAAAGCCTTCTTCATGAGCGGCGGCAGGCGGTTGATATGTGCGACCGGCTCATACAGCATTCGCACGATCTCAAGCACGACAACCGTCTCCCCGGCAACGGCTGCCATATAACGGTTTTTGCCTTCAGGCGCATCCATACGGGCGGCTACCTCTGCGCGACGCGATTTGGGAACAGTATATACCCGCGCGATAAAGCCGACCTCTTTGTCAGTACACACGACGAAGTCGTCGGTGAAGCGCGATGCTTCGGACCGACGGCTTCGGTCGATGATGAAAGCTGGATAATCTTTGGCCATAAATTAAATATCTGATTTGTCTAAAAGTAATTGATATTCCAACTCTTCTTCTGAAGGCAGCGAACCGATCTTGCGCATATTGTGTAATGTCCAAAATCGTTCTTCGTCTCGATCTACCGGCACTTTTCGTACAGCCTGAGGTTTTGAATAGATATCATTGAACAGCCGAACTATTTCGTTTTTAAAAGCCTCGATACCCTCGCGCAATCTGATTTTCTGAGCTTTTCTGACTTCTTGGGTACTCATAACGCGACAGATCGTCTGCCCGTCGGTCAAGTGAATGAACACTCGTCCGCTTTCTTGATTTTCATTAATAGCACGAATGTCTGATGCTTTCATATTTTTTTCGGTTATATTTTCAGTTTCGGTATTTTCTTTTTTGTCGTTTTCAATATCACATTCGGCTTTTGCGACTTCGGTCGACTCTACCTCAGCATCGAGTGCCTCCATACGGGCGGCGCAAGCCTCGGCCTGATCGTCGGTCAGCTTTTTGATCGCGAAAGCAACACACCATGCTTGCTTTACGGAAATCGCGCGATTGTCACAACTGGCTTTCTTGCAAATGTCAACCACGAAACCTTCTCCGATTTCGGTGATGATATTGAAAATGAAGTATGCGTCATCAGAATATTCGACGCTGTTATTGCTCAAATAATGGTAATTGGATACCTTTTCAAAGATGTCGCGCACATTCATTGCGCGGAGTTCGTTGATGGTGTCGATGTACTTTTTCATATCGTCCGCTTATAGCCCGTCGGCTTTGGTTTGAGGTTTAACTTCATTACAAAGGTAAGAATATATTTTGAATATGCAAAACTTTTTTCAAAAAAAAATTCTATGATAACACAAACATTATTTTTACGCATAATTAATTTGCACATAAAATACTGAATACAAATAAAATATCATTAATATGCAAACGGGTAGCACAATGTGCTACCCGTTGTCATTTTTGCTTCATAGCTATCGTCAAAACACCCCGCGTGAGAGGGTGTAACATCAATTTTCACAAACTATGGACAAAGACATTTTCATGTTCGGCGACGGGGGCAATTCGAGCGTTGCCTCTCTGATTCCGGCCCTGATGCAGAATCGGGGTATGGACCCGAATCTCGTAGCGGCGCTGATGAACGGCAACAACAACCGAAGCGCATGGGGCGGCGACGGCTGCTGGTGGATATGGATCATCTTGCTGTTTTTCTGCTGGGGCGGCAACGGATGGGGCGGCAATGGCATGAACTCGCTGCCTGCTCAACTCAACGGCGATGCGGGCCGTGAACTGCTGATGAACGCTATTCAGGGCAACGGCTCGGCAATCACTCAGCTTGCCTCGTCGCTCAACTGCTCCGTTCAGCAGATCCAGACCGCGATTTGCAGTCTTCAGGGCTCAATCGACAAAGTGGCCGGTCAGGTCGGAATGACGGGACAGCAAGTAATCAACGCCATTCAGGCAGGCAATAACCAGATTGCCGCACAAATGGCAGAATGCTGCTGCAACGTTCGCACGATGATCCAGCAGCAGGGATACGAGAGTCAGTTGGCTACCTGCAACCAGACCAACACGCTGGTCAACACGGCGAATCAGAATACCCTCGCTCTGCGCGATGCCGGAACGGCCAACACCAACGCGATCATCGGCAAGCTCGACCAGATGCAGACTCAGGCGCTTCAGGACAAGATCGATGCGTTGCGCGAAAAGAATTCGACGCTGCTCAACCAGCTCTCGCAGGAGCATCAGACGGCCGCTTTCGGTCAGATGATAGGTCAGGCAACGACTCCTATCGTGAATGCGGTAAACAGCCTGCAAAACGATGTCAACGGGATCAAGTGCAAGTTGCCGGAAACGGCTACCGTACCCTACAGTCCGATTGTCGGCGTGCCTACGTGTGTTGCCGCACAGTACGGAATCGGCTTCGGCGCGAACGGTTGGGGCAACGGCTTCTGGGGTTAATCAAGAAAGGAGGTTGCTATGGCAGTATATCCTTTCACGCTCGTTAACCGCCGCGGATCGGCCGCTATTGCGACCACTGCGGTTACTGTCAACACCGATAATGTAGTGTTCGCCTTTCAGAACCATGCGTTTGTCAACGCATGGTATCGGGGAACGGTATTCGTGGACATAGCCCAGAAGATTCCTACCGGGACCACCGGGACGCTGCCCATTCTGTTCTCGACCAATGGAGCGACACAGGCCGTCACCAAATTCGACGGAGCGCCCCTGACGGTCGCCGACATTCCGGGGACGGGCGTTTACGAGTTCTGGTTCGACCGGACTACGAACACGCTGCAAATCATGACAGGCATTGTTTAACCAATCAGCAGGGAAGCCCGTAAACGCTTCGGGCTTCCCTATTTAAAAATTAAAAACCATGTTTCTGAATTTGAGAAAGGGCAGTTCCGTGTACGTCTTAGACACTCGGGAGACGCCGAAATTCTATGTCGCAACAGTCAAGGAGATAGGCATACCCTATTATCCGCAGCCTACGCCGGGGCAACTCACGCCGTTTCAGCAGCAATATATCAATATCGTTCTGGATAATAACGAGTCGTGGGGCGTTAGGACCAATATGGACGTCGAGTCGAAAGACGGCCTTACTGTTTCCATGACACGCGAGGGGCTTATGCCGGCGATCACGGCGGCGCAGAAGGAGAGCACGGACATCATCAACTCGTTCGACCGACACAAGGCCAACCTGGCCGCATACGATCAAATACTCAAAGAGCTCGACCCGTCCTACGCCAAGACCCGAGAGCAGGATGAGGAGATCAAGAGGCTGAACAAGGAGCTGGCCGACCTGAAGGGACTGATAAAGTCCGTTCCGACGCTTAACGACATCAAGAGCCTTCTCAAACCGGAGACACCAAAAACCAAGTAATTATGGGATGGAATGCAATAGGGATCGCTCGCGGTTTCAACGGAGACGACGAGCAGATCGACGAGATGCTTGAAAAAGCATATCGCAAAGGTTACAAAAAGGCAATGGAGGAGATGCACGAAGGCTACGGCGAGCGCGGAGGCTATTCCGGAGGCGGACGCGGAGGCTATGGTATGCGTGAGCCGTGGAAAGAAGACGATGACGACGACTATGACTATGGCGAGCGTCGTGGAGTGCGTGGAACCGGTCCGTATTCTCGCTACAGACGTCGGTAGACTATGGACAGACTCGACGTTTACGAGCAGATACCACGGGGAATGCGTGAATACCTGTCTCACTACGGATGGCATTTCTCGCAAAAGCTCGCGGAATATGCGACGGACCCCAAGCGCATGAAAAACGCCGACGGGTCGTCGCACCGGTGGACGCACGAGGAGGTCAAGCAGGCCCTTGAGCGCAACGGACTGACAATCGAAAAGGCAAAAGGCTACGATTGCATGTACGTCGCCAACATGACCTACTCGGACTTCTATCCGAAGCCTCTATCTTCCGAGGCCCAGATCATGCAGTACGTCAAGGCGTACATAGACGATCCGGATGGCGAAGACGGCATAGCTCTTACGAGATACTATGCCGACTGTATCGCCAAAGGCGAGCCTCTGATCTGGGAAGACTTTCTGTAACCGAAGGGGAGGCGCTTCGTCATACGCGCCTCCCTATTTTATATTTTATTCCACTTAAAACAAAGCAATGGACAATATCGAACTGAGAAAATACGCGCTTGAAATCGCGCAGCGGACGACGAAAGACGGTGTAGAGCTTATGGCACGAGCCAACGAAATACTGGCGTTCCTCACGCAGGACGCGTCGGATGAGGCTAACAAAATACGGTTAATCGTTCTTGTTGACAATGGCAATGTATAAGTACGCACTCCGGATGCTCGCCGGAGCCAATCCGCGCGAGGTGATCGAAAGTATGCCCGAAAAGGATTACCGACGCCTGTCTGAGTTTATGAGCGAAGCGAACAGCACTCTGCCACGACGGCAGCGCCGCATGATGAACCAAGAGTTTGCTAAAAGTGAAAGGAAACGACGTTCACATAGAAAAGTATGACTGGCATTTACGTGTATTTTACGCGGTAACATGCTACCATGTGGGCGAAATAATGCTGTCGCTAAAGGACATAGATTGCCCCGAATCGATTCAAAACAGAGTGCAGGAAAATCTTATGCGCTGCGACATGGATACCGGGTTCACGTACTCGAACAAGAAGCTACGCAGCACTGTCATGGTGATCGGGCTTCACTCGTCGCACGCCGAATTCCTGAATTCTTTCGAGCATGAGCTCCGACACTTGGTCGATGACATCGCCGAAACGTTCGGTCTCGATATGGGAGGCGAGCAGGTCGCCTATCTGACCGGAGACCTGAACAGTCTCTTGTGGAAAGACATCCACGAATTCATATGCTGCTGTAACTGTAAAACTTAAGACATGGAACACGAAGAAAAAGAACGGGCCGACAGAATCGCCGACCTGCTCAAGGATTTAGAGATGGAACTGCCTCAGCCAGTATTTGAGTCGATCAGATGCAGATTACTCGATTTGCTGTAAAACTCTTTTGTAACACTACGAAAATGATATTGCCTCATACTTTTACATAATGGTATGGTAAGTAGTAGTGTCTAAAATATTCACTGAGGTTATGTGTCATCTTTCCATCATAATATAAAAATTCTACCTATCCTCAGTTAGTTTACTTATAATTTCTTTTTCGCGATTTTCATCAACACGATCTATTGGTATGCGAGCCGTATAACAAACGAACCGCATCATCAAATGTTCCCGTAATGGAGAAAGTAAATGTGCAACAGGTCTATATTTACTTATACCTTTATATTCAACGGACATGAGCTCTTGAAAATCAACAACCATATATAAATTTGGTTCGATCTCAGAGCAATCTATAAAAAAATAACGATTGATAGTTCTATTATGAATATAATCTGAATACAGCCGTTCTATCCCTTTGCGCTGCTTTTTAGTTATTTTGTCAGAAGGAGTATCTCCCAAAAGCCCCTTATATTCCCTCGATGCTTGAATAACGTCTGCCGCCAAATGCATCGCAGCGACAATCAAATAGGAACAATGTCCCTCGTGTTCCAAATCACATGCGTTGGAAAGTACAATACTCAAAGGATTGCAATCTTTTGTGTACCCCCAATCAACATTGTCTATTATTGACCCTTGCGTCAACTTTTCTATGGAATCAAATTTTTTGAGCCACTCCATGACTGCTATTCCACCAATATACGTTCACCCAAACTATATCCTACATACGCATTTTTAAACTTCTCCGATTTCGCTATTCGACTATAACGCGTGGCAAAAGATTTTGGAGGCGCAATAAATTCTTGTGAATTAAAATCAATTGATGCTGTATCAGGAATTTTAGTTGAAGCTATATTTGTATTACCGTTATGCCAACAGAAAACAGTAGCAGGTAACGGAGATGATTGTGATGCTACCTCGCAAGGTGTGGCCGATGATAGAACACTAATCAACGATAAAGCAATAGGCAAATTATTACTGGCACTCATAACATCAATGCATTTAAATAACTATTAACCTTTCCTTTTGAATCAGAGAATAAATGCCTTAATCTTTCTTCATTCGGGAATCCCGATATAGCATATTGATTATGATGATTAATTGCACCAAACATCCCCTTATCCTCATTCATCCGAGGCTCAAAGTCCAAATATAGTTGCTCATTCTTATTAATCGTATACTGTAAATTCACTTTACCACAAGTCACGGAGCCATCTTTGTCTTTCAAATCTGAACTAATGAATTTGTCAACCATCCATTCTTTGACTGGCTTTTCCAATTCAAGCCATTCAATCTCTTGATTTAATCCATATGCGGCAAATTCATATTTTGGTATGCCAGATTGGAGTCGCTTAATATATTCTACTAACTTATCCAAATCGGTCGCAGAAATAATTATTTTTTGAGGTGTAATTGCCACAGCGGGACCCGGGCTTTCTCTATCTCTAACAATCAACCCCATAGGCGTAGCAGTTGCAAATGCCGAACCCGCTTTTCCGAAAAAATTATTCAGAAAATTTAAGTCTAACATGGGAATCTGCATAGGAGCACTAAATACTCCTACGAAAGAAATAGATACTTGATTTTGTTTCATCTTATCAGCATTTTTTTGCCAATATTACTCTGATACAAAACGTATGTCTAAAACCCAAATATTAAACGCTTACAGTATCTAATAATATTTGACACAAATCTACAAAAAAAACAAAAACATCCTACAAGGGGAATGTCAGCTATTGTAAAGCAAATTTCTTTCCGCTTTAATTGCTGAGTATTAAAATCTTTTTAAAGACTCTTGCACAATGTGCAAACCGTTTCAACCTTTGCATTAAGTATACATAGTCGCCAAGCGAAGGTTTTGGCAAAACAGTATGGCAAAGGCAAGTCTGACAATCAAACAAGAAAAATTCTGCAATAAGTACCTCGAATGCGGTAACGCCTCCGAGGCATATCGTTATGCTTACGATTGCTCGAAAATGAGTGATAATTCTGTTTGGTGTAACGCATCGCAGCTTCTTGCGGACACAAAGGTTGCACAAAGGCTGGAATATCTCAAAAGCCACCTTGCCGAAGCATCCGGCATTACGGCTTTGCAAATCATTCGGGAGCACCAAAAAATCGCCTTCTCCGATGCAACCCGCATTCGTAATGGATGGATGTCGCTTAAAGAGTTCGAAAGCCTTACCGATGACGAAAAGGCATGTATTCGGTCAGTCGAAACAAAACAGACCAAGCGTACCACTCCGATGGGCGACGAGGTGATTGACGAACAGGTAAAAATTACATGCTACGACAAGCAAAAGGCGCTGGACAGTATTGTGATTATGCTTGGTTATAACGCACCGGAAAAAATAGCTAATACAGATAGCAAAGGCAATGATATTCCACAGCCTACTTTTAACGTAGAGCGCCTGTTCCAACTGATTCAGGAGGGGAAAAACAATGAATGATTATTCAGCAATCGGCGATCTTCTGCTGAAAGAAGGTAGTTTGACATTTACGGCTGTTATGTTCGAAGCCGTAAACAGACAGCCGTTCCGAATATCTCCTCACCATCGAATCATTTGTCGCAAGCTCGATCAGGTTCTCCGAGGCGAGCACCCAACCAACCGGGTAATGTTTAACATTCCCCCGCGCCATTCAAAGACAGAGTTGGCAGTCGTATCGTTTTCCGCTTTAGGATTTGCTATCAACCCTAATGCGGAATTCATGCACCTGTCGAGTAGCGACCAGCTTATCACTCGCAACGTTACCAACGTTCGCAGGCTTATGGCGGATCCAAATTATCGGGCTTTTTTCCCTCAGGTCAAACTATCGAATAATGCTAAAGGGAGCATTTCCACTTCCCGAGGCGGCATCATGTATGCAGCGCCATTCATGGGACAGATTACTGGTTTCGGATGTGGTAAACTGGGAGCAAAGAAATTCAGCGGAGCCATGCTCATTGATGACCCGATGAAAGCTCAGGATAGTTTTTCCAACACTATCAAGGAGCGGATTGGAGAATTATGGACATCTACGTTCAAAAACCGGCTAAACGACACACATACGCCGGTCATCGTCACTGCTCAAAGACTTGCCGAGGATGATTTCTGCGGCTATCTAATAAAAAGAGAAGGTACAATCGATGAAGGCGGCGAATGGGATGTAGTCAGATTTCCGGCAATAGTCGACGAAGGGACGAACACGGAGCGAGCTTTATGGGAAGACCGATTCCCTCTCGAAAAGCTACGGCGATACCGAGAATCCGATCCTTTCACGTTCGAGACACAATACATGCAGAATCCGAAGCCGTTGGAAGGCATGATGTATCGGGAGTTCAAGACCTACGATATCATTCCTTACGCGATCGAATCGACACGCAAAGCCTACGTTGACACGGCAGACACGGGCGATGACTATTTATGTGCAATTTGTTATGTAGAACAGCCCGAAGGCAACTACGTCACCGATGTGCTCTATACAAAAAAACCGATGGAGTATACCGAGCCTGCGACGGCCGAGATGTTGTCGAGACAACAGACCGAAGAAGCCTTTATCGAAAGTAACAACGGAGGACGGGGCTTTGCTCGCAATGTGGAAAAACAATGCCGATTGATGGGCAATACCAAAACCCGGATTTCATGGTTTGCCCAGACTGATAATAAACAGGTTAGAATATTCTCGAAATCGGCTGACGTGAACAATATGACCTTTTTCCCGTCGGGGTGGGATAAAAAATGGCCGGAATTTTATCGGGCGGTTATGGGATATATGAAGGAAGGTCGGAATGCTAACGACGATGCTCCGGACGCGCTAACGGGTTGCTTTGAGAAAAGGGAGCCACAAATGCAGCTTGAGGATTTCGAAAACCTAAACATATGGTAATATGGGATTTATAGATCAGCTTTTCACGTACTTTCAAAACAAAACGCTGAATGCTTTCGGCATTGAGCGATCCCTTCTTGAGCTTATCACGGCGCGAGACATCGATCAGGCTATGTCGCTCATGGAAAATCACGATGCGGAAGCTATGAAAGCGATCCGTGAATATAATCCCGAGTTTCACGCCGTAATGAAACGCCTTGATAAAGTACGTAAAGGGCAGGAAAGTTACCGCACTGAAAAGCTCCCCAGAACTCGTCAACGCTATATCAACGAGGTCGAGCTATTTTTCCTGTTGGGTAATCCGATTAAATGGAGAATGTCTGACGAATCGAGCGATCCCGAAGCATTCGCAGCTTTTATGCAGTTCCTAAGAGACCATCGTTTTAATAGCCATATGCGCCAAGCCAAACGGCTGGCCGGAGCCGAGACTCAATCAGCCAAACTATATCATATTTACCGCAATGAAGAAGGTCTTCCTGCTGTAAAAATTGTCGTTCTTTCGAAATCGAAAGGTTATACACTTCGCCCGATGTTCGACCAGTACGGAAGTCTATTGGCCTTCGGCTATGGGTATTATCTGAAAGAAGGCTCGAACACTGTAGAACATTTCGACATCCATACGCCGACATTCGTTTATCGTGCGCGAAAGGCAAAGATCGGTTGGGATGTTACGCCTGTTGTCAATCCATCGGGCAAGATAAACATCATCTACTACCCTCAGGAAACGGCATGGTCCGGACTTCAGCCTCGTATAGATAGAGAAGAAAATATCGATTCAAAAACGGCCGACGTAAATAATTACTTCGCCGATCCTATAGCAGCCGCTACTGCCGATGTTATAAAAAGCCTACCCAAACAAGGAGATCCGGGCAAGGTTGTCCAACTGTCCGATGATAAGTCGAAGTTCGAATATATCGAACCTCCCGTGTCTTCCGAAACTCGGCAACAAGAAAAAGACGACCTGAAAGAGTCTATTCTGTTCGACACTTTCACCCCTGAATTCTCTCCGGAGAAAATGGTAGGTCTGGGGACCCTGAGTGGAGATGCGATAAAGCGCGCTATGGTGCTCGGCTACATCAAACGAGATAACCGTAAAGAAATCTATGACGAGCTTGTAGATAGAGAGAAGAACCTGATTCTTGCGATCATGATGAATGTCACTCACATTCATATGAGAGATCAACTGGCAAGCCTCAAAATCGAACATGAATTCGCCGAACCGTTTGAGGAAGACGTGCAGAACAAATGGTCCGCAATAGGCAAAGCATATCAGGATGGCGTCATTTCACTGGAAAAGGCGGTCGAGATGCTCGGTCTTGCGGATAAGCCGGATGAGGAAGTTGAAAAAATCAGAGGTTTTAATGACTTAAAACAATGAAAGGGTTTGCATAATGTGCAGAGTGTTTCCAATTTTGGTCCATGAAAGTACCAACTCACACAGCAAAGGTTGCTTTTCCTTTTTTAGGATTCAAAGCACGGCCAATATTGCGTGAAGTACGATGCGAAAAATGCGGGCGGAAACTCGCGGAAATGCAAGGAATAGCTCAAATAAAATGCCCTAAATGCGGACATTTATCGATGTATAGGGCTTAACATACGACAGAAGAGTGCCACAGAGCGCCAATATCCCTTCTCGGGGAATTGGCGCTTTTTTCATTTAAAAACACAAAATATGAAAGAAAAAATTCTAACAGCGCTGAAAACCAAATACTCCAATCTGGGGTTCAGCTCAAAGGTTCTGGACGGGATCGCCTCGAGTATCGAAAAATCCGTCACCGATGAATCGCAGATCGAAACCGCTGTCGGCGGGATCGAGTCTATTCTGAAAGTTTTTCAATCCGACTTTGACAGGGCACGCACCGAATATGGCACTCTGAAGGGTCAGTACGATGAGCTGAAGAAAAAAGCCGAGGCATCATCTGCCAACGAGGGCGGGCAGAATGAGAAAAACGAACTCGACAAAGAACCGGAATGGTTCACACGCTACAAGCAAGAACAGGAGGAGCGCTACGCAACCATCAAGAGCGAAAGCGAAGCTCTGAAAGCCGAAAAGGTTCGGGCCGAGCGTGAAGATTTATTCCGGTCTGCGGCAAAAGCGGCGAATGTCAGCGACAAGATGCTGAACGATCTTTTGGGGCTTGCAACTGCGATGAACAAGGAAGCACCCGATGCCTCGGAAATCAAAGACAGATTCTCGTCAATCCAGTCAAGATTCATCGCCGCCGGACTCGAGGGGAAAGAATCGGCATTTCCTCTCTCCACGTCGGAATCTCAGAGTAAAGAAGAGGCTAAGGCGTGGGCCGCAAATCTGCCGGACAAAAACTAAACACACAAAAAAACATGGCTATCGAATTCAAAAGGACCAAGTACAAGGGCGGGTTCCCTGTATTCTGGCGTGGCAACCGTGAAGCACTCCCCGGTGATTTCACACTCAAAGGCACATACCCGGAGGGGACACTCCTCAAAGAGGGTACTCCCATCAAGCTCGACTTCGCTAACATGGAGTGTAAAATCTGCAAAAGCGCACTCGTCGTTACGGGAGGGACCACATCCGCTCCTCGTGTCGTCAAAGGCTCCATGTTTCAGGTAGGCGACACCGTTAAAATCGGCGAATCCAACTCGACGATCAAAAGTATCGACACTACGAACGCTGATTACGATGTGCTGACGTTCGCAGCGGCCGTTACCGGAGCAACGCAAGGCGCAACGCTTCTGTCAGACGACGATCTGCCGGATGCGGTCATCGAGACGACGAAAGAATACACGACGAAACACGGATTTCCAGTCGTGTCGGCCGCCTACGGTGCACGCATTCTCAAAGATGTAGCCTATCCCGTACCGGAGGCATGGCTGGAGGGATATTCACTCAAAAACAACCACGAAATCAAGTATATCAGGCAGTAAAAGCGAAAAACAATGAACGAAGCTACCTATTCTTCTATTTTCAACGAGCTCACCAAAGAGGTGCAGATTCGCATAGACACAGCTTCTGAGCTGCGTAAGCGCCTGTTCGATCAGACCGTTTACGACCAGTACCTCGATTGGGACACTCCTACAATCGGTTTCAATTTCGAGGAACTGATAGGTTCCTACAATCTGAGTGTCGCCGCCGCAACACTGGATTCTCACGGCAAGGAGCCCGTTATGGGGACCGAAGGACTGGAGACCCTGAGAGAGAAGGTCCTGACGCACCAAATGTCCTACCCCATGCCCATCGAGGAATACAGAAAGGTACTCCAGATTCTGGATTCCCGCATGGTTTCGGACCAAGTTAAAAAGCGTCAACTCATCGACCTGATGTGGGGTAACGTGACAAAGGTCGTCAATTCCGTACAGGCGAAGCTCGACATCATTTTTCTCGGAGCCCTCTCCAACAAGGGTATTTTCACTTTCGACAAAAACAATAACCCCGAGGGTGGCGTGCGCGGGAGCATCGACTACAAAATGCCCGACGAGAATATCGCAACTGCGACGACGGAATGGAAAGACTCGAACAAAGACTCTGTCGACACGCTGGAAGATATTCAGGCCGTTCTCGACGCTGCTCAGGATAAAGTCGTATTCGACAAAATCCTGTTGTCACAAAGCCGGCTCTCTTTCATCCTGAGAAACAAGAAAATGAAGTCGGCCGTATTCGGGTCCGACAAGTCGTCCACGCCGTTGTTGCTCGCCAATCTGAACGAGTTCATGCGTTCGAACGGATTCCCGACATTCGAGGTTATCCGTCGCATGACTCGTATTCAGGATAACGGAAAGCTCGCGGAATACAAGCCGTGGAATGACAAGAATCTCGTTTTCGTGCCGGCAGGAAAACTGGGGGTTATCAAAAACGCCTATGCCGACAACGAACTGCGTGAGGAACCGGGAGTGACCTACTCAAATTACGGACGCATCCGCATTTCTCAGTGGGGCGTAGGTGAAACGCAGGGCTCGAACGGCGTAGAATTCACGAAAGCGCAATCTATTTCGCTTCCGGTGATCACGGAGATCAACGGAATTTACTCTCTGACCGTAGAATCGTGACGGTAAGTGACTACATAAGGCAGAAGTTTCAGCCTTTCGGAACTATTTCGGAGGCTGATCTTCTCGACATTCTTTCCGATGCCGGTATGGAGGCGAACGATGAACTGACGTCTGAAAACAGAAACGAAGTTTCTATCGCTATGACTCGTTTCATCCCGTCACTCTTTCTCCGCCCCCAATCGGTATCGGAAAACGGTTTCTCCGTCTCGTGGGATTTCGATGCACTGAAAGATTATTACCTGTTCATGTGCAAAAAGAATGGAATCGAGCCGGATGCCGGAGCTGCGGGGATAAGCACGATAACCGATATGTCTGACCTTTGGTAATGTATTACTCACCGCACATCCTGCAAATCAGAATAGACCCGGTTATACAGTATGACGAATCGGGCAATCCTTCCGTATCTGGCACGCCGGAATGGAAGACTATAGCGAGGTGCAGGTGCGATGACAAGACTACTAAAGAATTCATTTCGGAGAATGGCCACGTCTATCGCCCTAACTACCATGTGGTATACGAAGGCGAAAGAATCGAAGCCGGTGTTTACGCACGATGCCTCAATGACGACGGGTCAATCAGAGGCGAAGGACAGGTATATCAACCTTCCTCATGCAACTACTTGGGTTACTCGGAAGTATGGATGTGACCTATGACTTTTCGGATATCGACGGTATCATCAATGAATTTATCAACGAGATAATATCTCGGATGGTAGAATTCGGAGAGGAAGCTACGGCGACAGCCGTAAGTCGAGGCCGATACCAAAACATCACGGGTAATCTGAGAAGTTCCATCGGCTACATAGTCTCCTATAATGGTCGGGTGGTCCGTGAAGGCGGATTCAAGCAGGTGACCGGACGCGGAGAAAACATGCAGAAGGTGGACTTTACGACCAAACGAGGAAAGTCAGTTGTTTTCTGGGCAAAGGGCCGCTCAGGTGACGGTTCGGAAGGTAGCCAGACGGGAATGGACTTCGCGCGGGCCATAGCCGCCGAATACCCGAAAGGAATCACATTGGTCGTAGTTGCAGGAATGGACTATGCGAGCTTTGTCAACGCAAAAGGATTCGATGTGCTGGATAGTGCAGAAATACAGGTAAGGCAAATGATTGCAGCATGATAACGACGGGAGACATAAAAAGCATTTTGTCAGAAGACCTGAAGAAATACGGGTTCAAGACATATCTGCAAGACACATTCCCCGACGGCGAGATAACTGACGAAAGAATAATTATTCGCTGCGGAGAATTGTCGCCCGGAACTTATTGGGAAAGCTCATATGCTCATTTGAACATCTGCGTGCCCGATCTGTACGGTATGGCCAATACAAGGCGCTTGACCGAGATCGAGCGAATGTTCAAACGCATGAAGAAAACCTTTCGCTTTGACGGTTCCGTCTGCCGATACATGGAGGACGGGACGAGCCAAGAAAAGGATGAAGCCCTTAAGTGTCACTTTGTAAACGTAAGATTATTATTTGAAATGTTAAACGTAAACTATTAAAACTATGGCAACAACATTTTCTGCTGTCGACATTAAGCAGCTTTGGTATGCTGAGACTACGGCTGTTACCGCCGATCTGACCGGCGCCATTCTTGCGACCATCCTCAAAACAGCAAAGGAGGTCAAAAACGTTCATCAGGACACATGGTCAATCGAAGAAGCTGAGCCGTCCGTAACATCGTACAAAAATCAGATTACAGGCAGCAACTATCGTCAGACAAAAGAGATGGGCGATTTAGTCATGTCGTTCACGATCGGACAATATGACTATGCTACGAAAAAGGACCTGATGGGCGGTACGCTCATCGATACCGACAAAGGATGGAAGCGCGAAAGAGGTGTCGTAGACATCTACAAGTGCATGATCGCCCTGACCGAAGACAATCAGTACGTCGTATTCCCTAAAGCGACCTCTATCACCCGTGAGGCCAACACAGATGGAGCAATCGGCTTGGCCGTATCGGCAACGGCGTTGGAACCGGATAATTCTGACGTATCCTCGGAATATTGGTTCGATTCTTCGGTGGTTGTTGAAGCGTCATCACTCAGCAATCTGAGCAGCAAGTAATCATTCATTATGAACCAGAAAAAGGGTAAAGGAGTCAGGGATTCCCTTACCCTTTTATTTCATTAACGACCATGAAAAACGAAGCAGCAAAAATAGTTTCCGAATCTCTTATCGGAGCAAGTTATGTGACCATCACAATGGGCTCGAAAGCGTACACCCTTTATCCGCCGACTATCAAAAGATTGTGCCAAGCGATTCGGCACTTCGCGGCAATAGACATTCAGGGAGAAAGCATATTGGACGCTCTCGGGGAAATGCCGGACGCAACAGAACACATACTAAAAGGTCTTTCCTGTCTTTTGTGCGGGAACGAGAGTCTGGCAGAGGAATTATCGGAAGGTTCTTTCGTCGAGATGAAAATAGCTTTAAAGGAGGCGATCTGTCTGGTCGGAACCGACCCTTTCGAGTGTGCCGCTTTGGCGAGGAGCGTCGCCGAAGTGGCAGCAAAGATGAGGTAATCGGAAACGAAACGATGATGGGACAGATCGCTTCGTTTATGGAAAACCTTCGCTTGTCCTATACGGAAGTATTCGAGATTATCCCCTACCGAAACCTTCTAATCATGCAGAAAGATAAGCTCCATATAGTATACGGCGACAAAGTAAAAAGAATAAGCGGGAAGGAAATGGCCGCTCGCCGAAGCAAGAAAAACTCTAATTAAGATGGCTAAACTTAAATTTGAAACGACGGCTAATTTAAAGCCT